GAAAAAAATATCACAAGGTACTTCTATTGCTGCTGTTGGTCTAACAGGTTGGGAAATGTGGAATACTCTAAAAGAGAAAGAACAGAACTTACAAACAGCAGAAAGAATGTTTGCAGAAGGCCTTCTTACAGGTGAAGAACTGAATAAAGTTCGTGAAGTTCTTATGAAAAAAGTCATGGTTGAAAACACAGCAACAATAGCTGGTAATGTATCATATTTTGCAATAGGATCTACAGCTGCTGCTCGTACTGCCAGATCATTGAAAGGTCTAGCTAGAACTCCTTACACAGCAACTGCCGTGGCAGCTGTATCTTTAGGAACTGGAATAGCAGCTACATTAGCAGCACAAAAGATATTTGATTTTGCAAATATAGACGATGCACTCAAACTAATGTATGATCCTGAAGATGTTTTAGCTAAAATAGGTATAACTCCCGACACACCTGGTTATGAAGAGTTCTTAGCTAATAATAAGAAATTCAGAGAACAGTGGGAAAATTCAACGGCTGTTGGTCCAAATGGTGAGGCATTTCTTAGAAAGTTAGCACCAGGTGAAACTGCTCAAAGTTTAGGCAGAAAAATTCAATTTGGTAAAGGTGGTTCAGGTGTTCGTATGACTAACAAAGAACTTCGTGACCAAATTATGCAACCACTTATTAGTACAGCTTATAATGATTTTGAAAAGAAAAAATTAGAAAACCAAAAATCAATAAATGCATTCTTGTCTCCTGATCCTGGTTCTCTAGCGGATTTCAAAGAAACCTTTAAAAATGAGCTTATGTTAGCAAAACCAAATGCTAGTGCTGATGAGATCAAAGCATATGTTGACGCTAATGTTGAAAAAGCATATGAAATGAAAAAGGCAGAACACGAAAGAGGTCAAAGTCCTGTGAATGTTGTAAACAGTGTGAATCAAAACAGTTCATTTAGTTTAGGTACTGCTGTTGATACAAGTACTGGTCTAAGTTCATTCAACCAGTTAGATGGAACTATCCAATCTCGATTGACTCTGCCCTAAATTTCTTTCTATTATACTTAGTTTTATCTGTATGCACCTGAATAGATGCATTAGGTGGGGTGGTTTTTCTGACAAAAATGCGATCCCAAGCATCAGCAAACTTTTTGTCTGATATAAACTGTGGTCGTCTTTTTGATCCTTTACCTGACATTTTATTTTCTTCTATAACTCTTATTACTATCCCTTTTAGCATCAAGTTTTTTTCTTCGTTGAAGCTCTTGATATTTGGTATGTCTTTTAGCTGCAGGTTTTTCATAGTGTTCTCTATTTCTAACTTCCTGTACAATACCTGCTTTTTCACAATCTTTTTTGAATCTTCGAAGTAATTTATCGAATGGCTCGACAAATTTTGATTTCGGATGTATTCTTGGTTTTACACTTGGCATATTTTCTCTCTAAAAGTGTATGTTCGCCCCACGCATTACAGCATTCCCGCTACATACCGATGACACCGCTTTTACACACATCATCTTACCCTTACTGAGTACCCCCATTTTTCCACGGTCTCAGTCAATGATAGTACTTTCATAGGACACATTACAAATAATACTATCACCCCTAACTAAAGATTAGCTTTCCTCTGCTAATCTTTTGAAGTAGTCCATCGCATCATCACTTTCGGATTCTGTCGAAGTGGTATCAACTGATGGGACTACAGGTTCATCTGCTACAGATGCAGTATTTACATTTGACCAAGGCACTTCATCTAGGTCTTCTGCAACTGATTCTGCAGTTGATGTACTCACACCACCTGAGAGACCTAGCACTCTGTCTAGTTTCTCTTTGAGTTCTTCGTAAGACTTGAACTCACTTGGTGCAATGATTTCTGATAGACTATTTAGTGAAGTATAAATTTCACTTAGTCTATTTTCATCTTCAAAAAGTGGTGAAACTGAATCAAATTCTGATTTGTCGTAGTTCCAATAACCATCAACTTTTCTGATTTTGATTTTGAAGTTCGCACCCTCTCTGAGATCGAAAGGATTGATCGCTTGTTCATCTTCAAATGCAGGTGAGATAGCTTCTTTGAGTTGTTCAAAGATTTTCTTACCATACTTGTATAAGAAGACTTTTCCCTCATTGTCAGGATTTTTAGGGTCTGAAACAACAAAGACATTAGAGACATAGTGAAGTCTTCTCTTCTGTCTCCTTGCAATTTCTTTGTTTGCTTCGATACCTGTATTCCATAATTGAGTATTATACTCACTTACAGGATCCTGTTTGTTGAGAGTAGTCAAAGACTTCTCTATGTACCAGCCACCTGGACCTTGAAAACCGTGATCCCAATATGAGACCCATGGCATTTCTTCTCCTTCTGGTGTGGGTAAAAAACGAACAACTGCAAACCCATTACCAGATTTATCTAGTTCAGGTTTCCAATATCTATCGTCTGAGTAGGATTTTGTTTCTCCGCCTGCTTGGGGAGAAGCGGATTCCATAGCCGCTCTGAGTTTATCTAATGATGTTGACATTGTATTCTCCTATTGTATGACATCTTATTGCATTGTATCAGATTCTAGACCGAAACCTAGAATCCACCGATCACTACTTTCATAATAATCAAGTCCAGTATAGTCTATTTCAATATAGTCGTCAAGTGACTTTTGAAAAAATACTTTAGTATCTCTGTAATGCTCTAAAAGAGCGATAAACTGAGACCTTTGAGCATCTAAGACTCTACTTTCTTCTGTATATTTATACGGATATAAATCAGTACCAGCATATACATTATCTACATTACCAGATTCCAATGCATCGAATCCAAATAATGCAATTTCAGGTTCTTTGTTTTCTAGAGCATACCCTAAAGCACTCATACCTGTAAATAAGTTCTTGAGCAATGGATTTTTATACATAACTATGTTATGTCTGTGAAGGGAGCTAAATCCCAAGAAATCCACAAACTCTTCGTTTCCTTGGCAGACAAAAAAATCATCATCTTCATTGAAGAAAACTCTTTGTTCTTGTCCTGAGTATTCAAATCCTGCTCTCATCATATCTAACATAGCAATCTCTAAAGGTTCCCAACCTCCAAAGGCAACTTTGTTTTCTTTGTGATAACCTGATTCAATAATCTCTGCTTGCATTGGTATATCACCTGCAAACAATAATTCTGGTGTATGGTTATCTCTGTATATAGCATTACAACCATACCATCTTTCTATTGTAGTCAAATCAAAGTCTTTTCTACTAGGTCCATTACCTACTATTGTGAGCATAGTTCTATTAGTTTAGTTTTGTATTTCTTCTCATCTACAGTTAGAAAGGATTTGTATTTTATAATCTTCCGACAGATATCTGGAAAGACAACATTCTCTGATATCTGTTTCTTCCAATTATCTGTAAAGTTTATAATGTTGTCCATGATAGAGATTGTTTCCAATGATACACTCTTTTTCATGTATTCTTTCAGTAGAATTGGATGTTGACCATTCTTTACTTCTAATACTTGATTGATGTTTTTCTTTCTCAATAAGTCTGATACTTCTGTTTCAAACATATAAGATAGTTTTTGATTTCTTTTCTTCCAATCTTTATATGTTCTTTCTGCTTCTTCATTCAGTAGATCACCTGCCCACTGATCTTTTACAGATAGATTTGCAATGTAGAAATCTTGTAGATTGTCTTTATATGTTTTATACAGTTTACCGAAATGGTATTTGTCTTTTCGTTTGAGAAAGGAATTTATGTCTGCTTTTACTTTACCATTGTAGCGAACAAAGTTGTAATCTTCTGAATGAAAATGCAACTTGATTCCTAAGTAAAGTGTGTAAGCGTCAAATCCCTCTCTACTGGTCATTAGGTCACAATCTTAGGTTGTGCGACTGTAATACCTGATACTGCTTGTCTGTGGCCATCAGCGACTTTATCATTAGTCTCTGCCACAAAAACATATTGGTGAAATATCTGTGATGTTGGATTTTCAACACCAGACACACAAATACCTTTTGCAAATCCCATATTTCCTTGACCATCTGATAAGATCATTCTAGGATTCTTTAGTTCGACATAACCAGACTGGTTTTCAATTAATTCACCGACATATTCACCAGACATAGTTACAACGGTTACGATATCACCTTTTTCCATAATATACTCCTATTTTTTGAAAAAACCAGATAGTGATGCTTGACTGGTTTTCCCTCTATTTACTAAGTTCAATCTCTTAGCCTCTGCTTCAAGTTTTTCCTTGAGAGGCTGTGTGATCAATCTTTTTGCAGATTCAGGTTCCATATTGTTATTTTCACAAACTTTCAATATAGCACTCACTACATCTGACCTATTACCTACAAGTAGTTTTTCCACTTGTTCTGTAAATTCTTTTCTACTAATCACGATAGTGGTGCACCTTGAACTTCATCATAATCAAAGTTCTCAATCCAATCCATCATAACTCTATAGTAGGCATAGTATGTCTCACTATGACCTGAACTACCATATCCAGCACCACCCTCTGCATAGGGTGTTTCTAAGTAATCAATAAGTGCTTGACACTCATCTAAGTGAACTTCTGTAAGTTCTTCTTCACTTCCTATTTCCAGATACTCCATCATATGATTGTATGCACTGTCGTATGCTTGTTGATGAATCCAATCATCTGATTTGTAAATTATTTTACTCCAGTTCCAATCTTGTTTTAGATTGAACTTTTCTTCATCATAAAAATTTGCCATTAAAATACCCTCTTTTCTGTTTCTTCTACACGAATTGGACCATAAAATAGATATTCACAATCTACAGTATCCCAATTATTATCAAAGAAATAACCAGTTCCTTCTTCGTATACATTTTCTTCTAACTGTTCTCTGGCTTCTTCATCACCATCAAACTCTAATATTTCCATGTCGAATGAACACCCATCCCAACATTCTAAGAACTCATTTTCCTGAAATGCTTGTGGTTCAAACCAATCAGAATCTCCTTGAGTCATTGCATCTGTTAGCATTTCGACTTCATCTTCATCTTGTGGTGTAATCAACCATTCGCCATTTCGCCACATTGTTTCTGTTTTGACACGATTTTTATCGTTATCATTATCAGTCCAATACTCTAACTCATACACACTCTTTTTATTCATGCATGAGATTTCGTATGTTTTACCAATTTCAATTTTTATTTCACTCATTATTATACTCCATAAACATTTTCATATCTTCGTCTCAAATCAAGCAACTCTGTCACATGTTCCTGAGGATC